TAGGGTTCTAAAGAAAACTATAGATATAGCTATGCAAGATGAACACCCTCATCAGATGGCAGCACTAAAGCTACTGATGGATAGAGCATTACCTGTATCTATATTTGAAAAGGATAAACAACTTAATAAAGGTGTAACAATTAACATATCTAATGTAGCAACAGAACCCCAACAAGTTACTATAGACTCTGTAGACTCTATAGACTCTGTAGAACAATAATGGAATTAGATATTCAGTTGTTAAAGTGGCAACAGAGCGTGTGGAACGACTCTACAAGGTTTAAGGTAGTAGCTGCTGGTAGAAGAACTGGTAAGTCCAGACTAGCTGCGTATATGCTGATAGTCAATGCTTTACAAACTAAGAAGGGTCATGTGTGGTATATAGCCAACACTCAGGGACAAGCAAGAGATGTTATGTGGTCTACCTTGCTAGAGATAGCACACCCTGTAATAGAATCCTCTCATATTAACAACTTACAGATTAAATTAATTAATGGTACTAAGATATCTCTAAAGGGTGCTGACAGACCAGAAACAATGCGAGGAGTGTCTCTTAAGTTTGTAGTATTAGATGAGTATGGCTCTATGAAGTCTGAAGTGTGGGAAACTATTATCAGACCATCTTTAGCTGATCAAAAAGGCTCTGCATTGTTTATAGGTACTCCTTTTGGTCGTAATCATTTCTATGACTTGTATAACTACGCTAACTCTGATAAAGACGAAGAGTTTAAAGCATGGCACTACAGTTCATTTGATAATGAGTTACTAGACCCTAAAGAGATAGAAGCAGCTAGAAAGTCTATGTCTAGTTACGCATTTAGACAAGAGTTTATGGCTTCGTTTGAAGCAGCTAGTGGTGGTTTATTTAAAGAAGATTGGGTGCATTATGATAGAAACGAGCCTAAAGATGGCAGATATTTTATTGCTGTAGACTTGGCTGGTTTTGCTGATGTAGTTCATGCTAACACAGCTAGAAAAAAAAGACTAGACCAAACAGCTATAGCAGTTGTTAAAGTAGATCAGAATAAATGGTGGGTCAAGACTATTGAACATGGTAGATGGGGAATAAAAGAAACAGCACAAAAGATATTTCAAGCTGTATCAGACTATGAGCCAATATGTGTAGGTATTGAGAAAGGCTCATTAAAGAACGCTGTGTCACCTTACATATCAGATTTGATGAGAAAGTACAATAGATACTTTCGTATAGATGATGTTACTCATGGCAACAGAAAAAAGATTGATAGAATTACTTGGGCGTTACAGGGTAGGTTAGAACATGGTAGACTCTATCTTAATAAAGGTAGTTGGAATATGGAGTTTTTAGACCAGTTGCTACAGTTTCCTAACCCACAAGTACATGATGATTTAGTAGATGCTTTGTCTTATATAGATCAAATACAGATACCAGAATATATGCAACACTATGAAGAAGAAGAGTTTGAACCACTAGATATAGTAGCAGGATACTAGCCAACTACAGAGTAGTATACCGCCGTTATGTCTACCACCCTAAAGGAATAGGAATATTGTATTATGAAAAAGAAAAATTCAAAATTAGATGTTAAAGTTAGGGCTTCAGGGGTTTCTAATAATTATGGAAGTTTTGGAGGAGGTTCTTTAAAATTTAATAAACCTATTTCAAAAAAATCTAATGTTAGTGTAACTCAAGAATATAATTATAAAAAACCTAAAGGTAAAGGTTTTTCTGTAGCAGCAGGAAATACCACAGTTAATTTAGAAAAAAAATTAAATAACAATAAAACAATAGCTGTTTCTTTATCAGGAAACATAAAAGATAAAAAAGTAGATAATGTTGGAATAAAATTTGAAAAAAGATTTTAAATATTAAGGAATAGCAATATGTATAATGAAAGTTTTTCAGTAAACCCTTTAGTATCATGGGTACTAGGTCAATGTGACCAATGGAGAGTAAACAGAGATACTAACTATCTTGACACATGGAAAGAGTATGAAAGGCTCTGGAGAGGCATATATGACTCTTCTGATCGCACCAGAGACTCTGAGAGGTCTCGTATCATTACTCCTGCTCTACAACAGGCTATAGAGGCTCATACAGCAGAAATAGAAGAAGCTGTGTTTGGCAGAGGTGAGAAGTTCTTTGATATCTCTGATGATAGAATGGACAATCAAAAACTTGATATAGAAGCTATCAGAAACCAAATGACAGAAGATTTTAAAAAGGGATATATTAGAAAATCTGTATCAGATATAATATTGTTATCTGCTTTGTATGGTACAGGTATTGGTGAAATAACTGTATATGAAAAGAAAGAATTAAAACCAGCTATGCAACCTATCATAGAATCTGGTAATACTGCTGTTGGTGTAATAGAACAAGAAAGATTTTGTGTTGGCTTAAAACCAATTACACCATACAACTTCTTAATTGATCCTACAGCTTCTAATGTTCAAGAAGCTCTTGGTTGTGCTATAGAAGAGTTTGTATCACTACACTCTGTAACAAAAGCTATGGAAGATGGTGTATATAATACTATTACAGACTTATCTTCTACTTCTGTTGATTCTGATTTAGAAGTATCTCAGGAAGTATCAGACTATGGAGGTAATAGAGTAAAGTTATTAAGGTACTATGGACTCATACCAAAGTATATGTTAGATAATCAAGATGATGAAGATAAGTACCAGGAGTTATTTAACAAAAAGTCAGATGAGTATGGTTCAGAAGCAGCAGACTACACAGACTTAGTAGAAGCAATAGTTGTTATAGCTAATGATGGTCATTTATTAAAAGCAGAAGAATCTCCATATATGATGAATGACAGACCTATAGTAGCTTTTCAAAGCGACACCATACCTAACAGGTTCTGGGGTCGTGGTATAGCTGAAAAAGGTTTTAATATGCAAAAAGCTATTGATGCACAAATAAGGGCACACTTAGATAGCGTAGCTTTGTCTACTGTGCCTATGATGGCTATAGATGCTACTAGGCTTCCTAGAGGAGCTAAGTTTGAAGTTAAAGCTGGTAAAACAATACTTACTAATGGCAATCCAGCAGAAATACTACAACCATTTAAGTTTGGTAATACTGATCCATCTAACATAAATACTGCTAGTAGCTTTATGAATATGCTACTAATGGCTACCAGTACAGTAGATAGTGCTTCTTTACCTGCTATGACTACAGGTGAAGGACAAGGAATGTCAGTAGCTTTGTCATCAATTATTAAAAAGAACAAAAGAACTTTAGTAAACTTTCAAGAACAATTTTTAATTCCTTTTGTTACTAAAGCTGCTCACAGATTTATGCAGTTTGATCCTGAAAGATATCCTGCACAAGATTTTGTGTTTATACCTTCTAGTAACTTAGGTATAATAGCAAGAGAACATGAACAAATGCAATTTCTTAATTTATTAAAAACATTAGGAGCAGAATCACCTATAGTTCCTTTGATACTGTCAGCAGTTATAGAAAACTCTGGTTTAAGTAACAGAGAAACACTTATAGCACAGTTACAACAGATGATGCAGCCTGATCCACAGCAAGCACAAGCTCAACAGGCAGCTATGCAGATGCAAATGCAAAAAACACAACTAGAATTAGCTGATTTACAGGCAGATATACAACTAAAACAGGCTAAAACACAGTCTGAAGCAGTAGAAACACAGCTAAAACCTACAGAAATGCAAGCAAAAGTAGCTGCTAGTGCTTCTAAGTACTTAGGAGAGGCTGACGATCCTACAAAAGAGTTTGAAAAGCGTATAAAACTAGCTAATGTTGCTTTAAAAGAAAAAGATATAGATACAAAAGCAAGAATAGCAGAATTACAGCTACAATCTTCAAGAAACACTTGACAAAACAGTAAAAGTGTGTTATAATACTTTCCATTATGGATAAAAAATTACAAAAGTATTATGATGATCGTTTTGATATGATGTTAAGTCAGGGTTGGAAAGACCTTGAAGAGGACTTAACAAAGATGTATGACGAGTATAAAGATATTAGTAACTGTAAAGGTGTTGATGACTTTTACTTTCAAAAAGGTCAAGTAGATATGCTTAAATATATTTTAAGTTTAAAAACAATGTCAGAAAAGGTGTATGAAGATATTAATAACGAAGAAGAATATACTAATACTTAAGTATGGCTAAAAGAATATTTGAATTTATTTGTACTAATAATCATCTGTTTGATAGATACATAGATGATGAACAGTTTACAGCATCTTGTCCACATTGTAATGCTAACGCTAGACGCATAATTAGTATTCCAAGAATAGATTTAGATGGTTGCTCTGGTGACTTTCCTACAGCATCTGATGCTTGGGTAAAAAAAAGAGAAAGTCATATGAAGTATGAAAGAAAAATGGGTATTGGAGATGCTTATCGTAGCGAAGTCGAAGCATGATAAGTGTTTAAGGGATAAGGAGACCCCCTGTTATGTAAGTGTCTTTCCTAAAATGTCTATATGACACAGGAGATATAATGGCTGAATTTGTAGAAGAAGTTATGGAAGAAGAAACTAAAACAGAAGAAGTTGTCCAAGAACAACCAAAAGTTGAAGAAGAGATACCAGAGAAGTATAAGGGAAAATCTTTATCAGAAATTGTTGGTATGCACCAGGCGGCTGAAAAGCTAATAGGTAGGCAGGGTTCAGAGTTAGGAGAACTACGCAGAGTTGCTGATTCTTATATTCATAACCAAGCTGAACAAACAAAGCAAACAGAACAAGAAAATAATGAAGATGATTTTTTTACTGACCCTAAAAAGGCTGTAGACAAAGCAATACAAAATCACCCTAAGATTAAGCAAGCAGAACAAGCTAGTTTAGAAATGAAAAGAGCTAAAGCATTATCAGCATTAAAAGAGAAACACTCTGATTTTGCTGATGTTGTTAAAGAGCAAGGATTTCAAGACTGGGTAAATAATTCTAAAGTTAGATCAGAGTTATTTGTTCGTGCTGATCGTAGGTATGATTATGACGCTGCTGACGAGTTAATATCTTTGTATAAAGATAGAAGAGAAACTGGTAAGAAAACAGCAGAGATGGAGAAACAATCTCGATCCCAAAGCGTTAAAACTGCTACTACAACTGTACCTAGTGGAAGTAATGAAGCCCCATCTAAAAAGATTTTCAGGCGTTCTGATCTTATTCGACTGAATCAAACTGATCCTGACAAGTATGATTCTATGTGGTCTGAAATAGAAGCAGCTTATAAAGAAGGAAGGGTCAGATAAATTACATTTTATAAAGGATATTTATCATGGGTCTAGGTACTAATCACGTTATTCAATCAGAAGTAAATACAGCAGGTTTTATACCTGAGGTTTGGTCTGATGAAATAGTCGCAGCATATAAGAAAAATCTTGTTGCTGCTAATTTAGTTAAAAAAATGAATATGAAGGGTAAGAAAGGTGATGTAGTTCACTTTCCTTCACCAGCTAGAGGAGCAGCCAGTACTAAAGCTGCTGAAACTGAAGTAACTCTTATTCAAGAATCTGGTTCAGAAATTACTGTTACCATTGGTTCTCATTATGAATATAGTAGATTGATTGATGATTTTGCTGAAGTACAAGCATTAAACTCATTAAGACGTTTCTATACTGATGACGCTGGTTATTCATTAGCTACAAGAATCGACACAGATGTTTTAGCTTTAGGTGCTTCTGCACAAGGTGGTGCTGCTAACACAGCTTACACTAAAGGCTTTATTGGTGGAGATGGTTCTACTCAATATGTAGCTGGTTCAAATAACGAGTCAGCTATTACAGATGCAGGTTTTAGAAGAGCTATTCAGCGTCTTGATGATGCTGATGTTCCTATGGAAAATCGTAACTTTGTTATCCCACCTGTAGCTCGTAATACAATGATGGGTCTTTCAAGATTTACAGAACAAGCCTTTACAGGTGAGTCTGGAAATGCAAATACAATTAGAAATGGTCAGATTGGTGACATATATGGAGTTAAAGTATATGTTTCTACTAATGTTGCTACTACTTCTGGTTCTGGTGGTGCAAGGGCTGCTTTGCTTTTTCACCCTGAGTGGGCTGTATTGATTGAACAATTATCTTTAAGAGTACAAACACAATATAAGCAAGAGTACTTAGGTACTTTACTAACTGCTGATACCCTTTATGGTGTTGGTGAGTTGCGTGATAGCTCTGCTGTTGCGTTAATTGTACCTGCTTAATTAACTATAAGGGTTGGCTTTAATTAGTCAACCCTACTTTTTATCTTAAGGAAAAACAATGGCTACAAAAGTACAAAGAGGACAGCATAGGCAATTTCAAAATGCTTTTACAGACACATGGACTGTATCAGATAGTTTTAATTTTGGAAGTGTTGGCGATGGAAACGAAGAAGTTACGGCTGTTACAGTTTCTGGAGTAAACTTAGGTGATATGGTATTAGGAGTTGCTACAAGTAGCTCTGCATTAGATACTAATTTAGTTGCTAGTATTACTGGAGCAAATACATTAGAGTTTATGATAGAAAATAACACAGGCGGTGCTATTGATTTAGCAACAGCTACTTATAGTTGTTTTATAGGTAGACCTAACTTTTAATATAACCCACCTAGTGTGGGTTTTACTTTATAAGGGTTATCATGGCTTTTTTTAGAGGCACAGGAGGTGCTGATACTGCTACATTTGAGCAACTGCCTTTAGCTGTTAGTGAAGGCGGTACAAGTGCTACTACTGTTGCTTCTGCTAGAACTGCATTATTACCATCATATACAGGAGCTAATTTTGTATTAACAGTTAATGCAGATGCTACTGATGTTACATTTGCAACTGCTGCTGGTGCTGCTGGTGTTACATTAGACGCAGCAACAGCAAACTTTACAGGAGTATTACAGAATGGCGGTAGTAATGTGGTGGTCGATACAGATATCGGTTCAACTGTGCAAGCACACGATGCTGATACAGCCAAGTTGGATACTACTGCAAACTTTACAGTCTTATTACAACAAAGTGCTAGTAATGTATTAAAAGCATCTGATTTAGGAGTATCAGTACAAGCATATGACGCAGATACAGCAAAATTAGATGCAGCAACTGCTAACTTTACAGGAGTATTACAAGATGGCGGTATAAACGTCTTAACAACAGCCAGCACCATTGAAGGGGGTACATATTAATGGCTACTATATTAACAAAAAAGAAAGACAGTTCTGGAATACCAGCAACTGCTGATTTAACAAATTCTACTGGTGGTGCTGAACTAGCTATTAATACTGCTGATAAAAGACTATACACTAAAAATAGCAGTAATGTTATTGTAGAAGTAGGAGTTAATCCTGCTACTTTAGATATATCAGGAGCAGTTTCAGCAGGCTCTACTTTTGGTATTACTGGAAACACATCTGCTAAAGGAACATTTAGTGTTATAGGAGCAGTTTCAGCAGGCTCTACATTAGGTGTAACAGGTAATGCTTCTGTAACAGGTACTTTATTAGTAACAGATGAATTTACTTTTGCTACAGCAAGTACTACAGGAACATTAGATGTCCTTAGTAATGCATCTGTTGGCGGTACTTTATTAGTTACTGGTGGAGCATCTGACTCTGATGGTAGTTTAAGAGATGTTCCTCAATCTAGGACAGTAAATAATAGTGCTAATTTAGCAACTACTGATTTAGGTAATTTTGTTTTAGCAATTTCAGCAGGTGTAACAATGACTATACCCACTAGTACTTTTGATAGTGGAGATATATTATCTATTATTGCTAGAGGTGCTTCAGCACAAATTAGTGCAGCTATAGGAGGCATGATTGTAGCTGGAAATGCTAGTCCTACAGCGGTAGCAACTATAGCAGATAATGGAGTAGCTAGTTTAATCTTTACTTCCGCTGCTGGTTGTTTTGTTACAGGAAATGTGAGTTAAATTATGACAGGCATTCATCAACTCTTAATGACAAATTTTTCTATTGAAGCTGGTTTACCAGCCCCAACTTCTATTGAGCTATTAGTTTTAGCAGGAGCAGGAGGAGGCGGATCATCTTATGTCGGAGGGGGCGGAGGTGCAGGCGGATTAAGAATGTTTACTGCTGCTTCCACATTAACTCTTACAGCCGGTGTTACTTATTCTATTAGTGTAGGTGGTGGTGGAGATGGAGAAGATGGGGCACTTGCGGGGCTTACTGGCGAAAATTCATTTTTTAGTTCAACTGGTGTAAATATTGTAGCTTCTGGAGGTGGCGGAGGGGGAACGTCAGGATCTGCTGGAACAGGTGGTTCTAAAAATGGAAAAAATGGTGGATCTGGAGGGGGTGGAGGCGATGAACAAACTCCACCTGGCGGGGTTGCAGGTGGAAAAGGAACAGGAAATATAGGTGGAAGTTTAAATGGTATTCCAGAGGGGTTTAATGGTGGAGCAGGTGAAGATGGTTTTCAAGATTCAACGCACGGAGGTGGCGGCGGAGGTGCAGCAGCAGTTGGACAAGATGCAACTGATGGAGTTAGCGCAGGAAATGGTGGTGCAGGAAAAACAGAAACGATAACAGGTTTAGATTTAGAAATAGGTGGAGGAGGAGGAGGAGGATCAGATTCAGCCTCTGCTGGTAGTGCTTCACATGGTGGGTCTGCTGGAAAAACTAGACCAGGTAATAGCTCATTACCAGATAATGCTACTGCTAACAGAGGTGGTGGTGGTGGTGGTGCAGCTTCGTTTAATGGGGAAACTACAACTGACAAAAAAGGGGGGAATGGTGGTTCTGGTTTGATTGCTATTGCTTATCCATCTGAGTTTAGAGATATTCAATCAATAGGTGCAGGTTTAACACCAGGCAAATCAGCAGACACTACTTTACGAACAGGTTATAAAGTTTATACCTTTACTGATGGCGCTGGCGATATAGTATTTTAAGGAGAAAGAAAATTGGCACATTATGCAATTTTAGATTCTAACAATGTTGTTATTCATGTAACAACAGGAAAAGATGAAAATAATACTGACTATAAACGAGATGGTAAAACATCTTGGGAAGAATGGTATCGTGATTATTTTAATGCCCACGATTGTAAAAGAACAAGCTACAACACCCATGCTAATACTCATAGATTAGGTGGTACACCTTTTCGTAAAAATTATGCTGGAATTGGTAAAACTTATGATGCTTCAAGAGATGCTTTTATATCAGAAAAGAGCTTTCCTAGTTGGGTTTTAAACGAAACTACTTGTATTTGGGAAGCACCTGTTACATATCCAACTGATGGTAAAAATTATAATTGGAATGAGGATACAACTTCTTGGGTTGAAGTTACAGGTTATGGAGATTAGTCTTAAGACAGTTGAAGATCAACCTGTAATTATTATAAATAATTATTTTGATAACAATGAATATAACCAATTAACAAATTTTATTTTTGATTTAAATCCATATGAGTGGCATACAAACCCAAAAAAAACATTTGGTGCAACAAAAGAAGAAGGTACTATTCAATTAAAAAAAAATTATGCAATTAATTTAGATAGTTTGTACACAGCAGAAGGAAGAAAGTACTGTCCAGTTTTTAGCATTAATAGAAAACTTTTTATAAAAGAAGTTACAAAAAAATTAATAAAAATAAATTCTTTATTTAATTATTTAGAGTCTTGTAATTCTGACACTACTTTTTTAAATTATTATGAAAATAATAATTTATATGATTTTCATAAAGATATAGCAGTCTTTACTGCAAATTATATTTTTTTTAAAGAACCTAAAAATTTTAAAGGTGGCGAATTTAATATTGAAAACAAATTAATTAATAAACCAGAAAATAATACTATGATAATTTTTCCATCTTTTTTACATCATAAAGTTGAAACTGTACTAATGCCAGAAAGCAAACGAGGACAATGCTTGGGTAGATTTTCAATGACTCAATTTTGTTCTTTTAAATAAAAAATGAACACACAAACTTCTAACAAAATAACAAAGGCTTTAAAGAAACTTATAAAGAATATAAACTATGCAAGAAGAAATAAAACCATTATTTGATATAGCTTCTATAATAACTGTTATAGGTTCTTTAGCTGAGGTATTACCACCATTAGCAGCTTTAGCTACTTTAATATGGTCTATGATTAGAATATACGAAACTAAAACTGTTCAAAATATTATTAACAAAACTAAGGAGAAATAATATGCCAATGGGAAAAGGAACATATGGATCAAAAATGGGTAGACCGCCTAAAAAAGAAATGAAAAAAACAAAACCTAAAGCTAAACCAATGAAGAAAATGATGATGCCTAAACGTATATCAAGGGGTAGATAAGTGGCTAAGAATATGCCACATTATTTTAAAGATGGTAAAGAACATAAAGGCAATATGCACAAAATGTCTGATGGTGCTTTACATTCTGGAAAAACTCATACAAAAAATAGCAAAAGGCTTTATCATTTTAATGAGTTATCTAAAACAGCAAAAACAAAGGTTAAAAGTGGTAACAAAAAAGTCTAGTAAATCACCTACTCCTACTAATAAAGCATTATATAGTAGAGTAAAATCAGAGGCAAAGCGTAAGTTTGATGTTTACCCATCAGCTTATGCTAATGCTTGGTTAGTTAAAACATACAAAAAAAGAGGTGGGGGTTACGCATAATGGGTTTAGTTATGTTTTTTATAGTTTTTGTTATACCAGTAGCTTTAATCTACTATGTCTCTTAAAGAATGGTTTGGTAAAGGGGCTAAAGGAGATTGGGTAGATATTGGTGCATCTAAAAAAAATGGCAAGTTTCAACCATGTGGTAGGAAGTCTACAAAAAATAGTAAAAGAGCTTATCCAAAATGTGTGCCAAGAAGTAAAGCAAACACTATGACTAAAGCACAAAGAGAGTCTGCTGTAAGAAGAAAAAGAGCAGCAGGTAATACTGGCGGTAAGCCTACTAATGTAAAAACATTTGCAAGGAAGAAAAATGGTACAAAAAAAGTATCAAAATCCTAAAGGCGGATTAAATCAAAAAGGCAGAGATTTTTTTAAACGTACTACAGGTTCTAATTTAAAATCACCTGTATCAGCAAAAGCAGCTAGTAAGTCTCCTAAGAAAGCTGCTAGGCGTAAATCATTTTGTGCTAGAATGGGTGGTGTCAAAGGACCGATGAAAGACAGTAAAGGCAGACCAACCAGAAAAGCACTAGCACTACGAAAATGGGATTGTTAAATGTCACTCACAACTACATATTTAGATTTAGTAAACGATGTTCTAGTGCGTCTAAGAGAAGCACAAGTAGCTTCTGTATCTCAAAATACTTACTCAGCTTTAATAGGTAAATTAGTTAATGATGCTAAAAGAGAAGTAGAAGATTCATGGAACTGGGATACTTTAAGAAACACAATATCATTTACAACACAACAAGGCACGTTTAATTATAATTTATCTAACGCTGGTAATAAGTTTAGAGTTATTGCTGCTCATAATGATACTGATGATATATTTTTACAGTATAGACCAACTAGATATTTTATTCAACAACTGTTATTAACACAATCACCTCAGCAAGGTGCTCCTGTATACTATAACCATAATGGTGTTTCTTCTGGTAGAGATGGTCAAATAGATTTATTACCTATACCAGATGCTGATTATATTATTCGTTTTGATTTAGTAATTACAGAAGATGAATTATCAGAAGATACTGATACTACAGCATTACAAAAGAATGTAATTACGTCTTTAGCATGGGCTAAAGCAATAGAAGAACGTGGTGAAGATGGGGGTATTAGCGTATCAAGTCAGTATGGCGTTGCTAATAAAGCACTAGCAGATGCTATTGCTATTGAAGCAGCAAGGAGACCTGATGAAGAAACTGTGTGGTATCCTTCATAATGCCTAACAAACCTATACAATCTGTTTCATTAACATCACCTGGATTCTTTGGTAATAACACACAAGACTCTGGTGTTACGTTAGATCAGTCTTTTTCATTAGAAGGAGACAATGCTGTAATTGATAAGTCTGGTAGAATGGCATCTAGGAAAGGTTGGGGATATAATACTACTGCTGGTGGTACATCATCATTACCAGAAATGATGTTTGAGTTTGATATGACTAGTGCTACTAATTCTTTTAGTATTATAAGTGCTGGTAATAATAAATTGTTTGTTGGTGAAACAACAATGACACAACAATCTATTTTTAATGCAACAGCAGATGCTACAATATCATACACTATTTCAGACAATGATTGGCAGTTTGAACAAGCACAACACCAAAGCGGTGTTAATTTAAGTCCTCATGGGTATGTAACACAAAAAGGACATTCTACACTTGTATATCATAAAATGGGGTCTGCACACACACATTCTGGAGTGTTTGGTTTTCAAAGACTTGGTGATGTAGGTAGTGTTCCTAGTGGGTATAGTGTAGATACATTTAAGCCTAATGTGTCATTATCAGCTTTTGGTAGAATGTTTTTTGCTGACATTGTTAATGATCCTTTAACAATATACTTTAGTGTTTTGTTAGATGGTTCAGATTTATCAGGTAGCGGATCAGGACAACTTAATTTAGAAAAAGTAATAGCAGGTGGTGATAAAATAGTAGCCCTTGCTGAACATAATAGTGCATTAATTATATTTTGTGAAAGAAATATAGTTATATATAACAATGCAGATGATATGAGTAATATAGCTTTAGCTGATACAATAATAGGCATAGGTTGTGTTGCTAGAGATTCCATACAAAATATTGGCACAGATTTAATATTTTTATCTAGTAGTGGTGTAAGAAGTTTAGGAAGAACTATACAAGAAAAATCAGCACCATTAAGAGATGTAACTAAAAATGTAAGAGATAATTTTTTATCATTATTAGCAGTAGAAAATAAAAGTAAAATTAAAAGTACATATTATCAAAAAGAAGCATTTTATTTATTGACTATGCCTAATAGTGGGTTTACATTTTGTTTTGATGTAAGAGCTTTGTTGCCAGATCAGTCTTATAGAGTTACTAGATGGGATTCAATAGATCCTTCATCTTTATTGGCTACTAAAGATAATAGATTATTATTAGGTAAAACTAATGGAATAGCACAGTATAAAAACTTTACTGATGATGGTAGTCCTTATGTATTTTCTTATCTATCTCCTTATCTTGATTTTGGTAATCAGTCTCTAACAAAAATATTAAAAAAAATTAATGTAACAGTTGTAGGAGCTTCTAGTACAACTTTAAGTATAAAATATGCTTTTGATTATTCTAATAACTATAACTCAATAGATGCTATTACTAAAGCAGCATCTATATCAGAATTTGGAGTAGCAGAATATAATATAGCTGAATATTCTGCATCAATATTTATTGATAAAATTACAGCACAGCTAACAGGAAATGGTAACGTACTACAAGTAGGTGTTAATGCTAGTATAAATGGTAATGTTTTATCTTTACAAAAATTAGATATTTATTCAGTTCTAGGAAGGACTATATAATGAGTAATTATACAAAAACAACTAACTTTGCTGCAAAGGACAGCCTTAATAGTGGTGATTCTAATAAAGTTATCAAAGGTGCTGAAATAGGTGCAGAGTTTGATAATATTGTAACATCAATAGCTACTAAAGCAGATTTAGCTAGTCCTGCTATAACAGGCACAGCTACTATTACGAATGTTGTGCTATCAGGAACAATGTCTGGTGGTTCAATAGAAGGAGGAACATACTAATGGCTATTGTTAATAATGTAGTATCAGATTACTGGTCTCTTCCTAAAACTGATGAAACAAGACAAAATTATTTAGATTTTCAAGCAGGAAAAATAGATATGTTTGGTAATCCTAAAGGAACTTCATTAGCTGAATCTGTTAGTACAACTACTCAAGCACAATCAGAGCCAGTACAAGTTGCAGAAGAGCCAGTACAAGTTGCAGAAGATACATCAGGAATGTTTACTGGTACTCAAAACGATATAAATTCTGGTTTTATAGATACTAGTACTGGTTTTGCAGAACAAACTTCTGTTGATTTAGATAAAAGAAAAGCTAGTATTGAACAAGAGTTAAGAAAACAGTATGAGACAGTTCAGTTATCAGGTTATTCTTATCCTAATCCAGAAGATTTAGATAACATATTTAGTAGGCAAGCAGAAGCTATTGCCATAGCTGGTGTTGATAGTTTATTAGACATAGGAAAAAGAACTGAAAAAGTAAGAGATAATGTTAAAGAAGTACAACAAATAACTGATCCAGAAACAGGAGAAGTAACTTATCAATACACTCCATCAGGTCTTTCTAATATTGCTGGAATAACAGAACCAGAACCAGTTACTGTTGAAAACGAATACGTTAAACCAATGGTATCTAATGATGGTTTATATGGATCACAAGTAACAAAGTATGTAGCTACTTTACCAGATGAAGCACCTGTATTATACAATAAAAAAACAGGTGAGCGTCTTAATATGTTTAGCACTAAGGGTGAACTATACAGAGACTATGGTAATGGTGCTACCTTTGGTGAGTTATATAGTGATATAGAAGGCGGTGCGTACTTACAAGCTAAGTTTTTTGATGACGATACTGCTTTATTTTTTCCACAGTTTAAAGATACTTCTGATAAAAAAGCTATTAGTCTTGCTGTAACAGCAGCTTCTTTAGCTCTCGGTATGCCTAATAATGGCTTCCCTATAGGACAGGGTGGTGTATCTTATGCTTCTACATTTGGTTCTACTGTATCTGGTTTAGCTGCTGACTCTATAGCAGCATTTGCTATAGGTAACGCAGCATTAGCAGGAACTACTACTTATGCTTTAACAGGAGATGCTGAAAAAGCATTTATAGGTGCTTTAGTAGCTGCTGGTACTACTTATGGTGCTGATTATATTAGATCAGGAGAGTTTGGAGATTTTTTAGTAGATAACAATGTTCTTGGTGAAAACACTACTGATTATGTAGATAGCTTAGGTATTCCTACTACAGGTTCAGATTTTTTATTAGAAAGAATTGATCCTATTACAGGCGAAGTTTCTACAGTTAAACCATCATTAGCAGACCCTTCATCTTTTCTTGGGTCAAAAGTTGTAACTGATCCAATTACAGGAGGTTTAACTACAATAGCTGATGATAGTATATTAGGCACTTTTGATCCTAGTGCTAATCCTTTAGTAGATCAAGGTTTTGTAGACAACGTAACATTTGATGATTTATTATCTGGAACACAAGGAATTGATGACTTGCCATTTTTAACCGCTGCTGACGTAGGAACTGATGCTGTTACAGGAGGATTAACTATAACTAACGCTGCTGGAGCAACTGAAGCTGTTACAAAAGTTATAGAAAATTTAGGAGCTGGGGCAGTAACAGCAACAGCAGCAGAAAAAGTTATTGAAGAAGCTGGTAAGTTTATTGACTTAAAAGAAGTATTTGGAGATGATATAGGAGGTTTGTTAGAAAATGTAGCTAATGTAGGCATAGACTATAGAGCTTTAGAATTACTACAAGATAAAGCTGAAAAAGCTGGTGAAGATATACAAGCAGATTATGACGCAGTATTTAAACCATTTACAGTTAGAACTGGTTTAGGTGTTACTGATATTGACCCTGTAACAGGAGAAGCTAAATCTGTTAGAGATATTGCATATGAGCCAATACAAACATCTGCACTTGGTACTGCTGAAAGTATGTTTAAAGACTTACCTACTACTAGGGACGAAGCTACAGCAAAGTCACTAGCAGCTACTAGGGCATTAACAGAGCCACAAAGACAAAGAGATCAAGAAAAGTTGTTTAATAGATTACAACAACAAGGTACTATGGGTCTAGGCATAACTACTCCTACTGTTGGTGGACAACGTAGAATAAACCCATTAGCTGAGTCTTTGTTTGCAGCACAAGAACAAGCTAAATCATATGAAGCATTATCAGCACAACAAATGGGATTAGGACAAGCTGCAAGTCAGCAACAACTTGCTACTGGGTTATTATCAACTGCTCAAGATATTGATGAAAGAGCAAAAGACTTTAGTACTTTACAAAGTTTAAGCAATTTAAGACAAACACCAGAGCTAGAAGGTTTACAAGCTAGAATAAAATACGATTTACTTGCTTTACAAGCAGAAATAGATAGGATTAGAGGAGTAGCGTCAGGCACTAAAGGTTTGTTTGAATTGCCTACAGAACAAGGTAATTCTTTTCTTACGTCTGCTGGTGGTACTTATAATATTATGAAATCATAAGGAACATAAAATGGCTCAAAAACAACAATCTATAACTGAAAGTATGTTTGGTTTATCTTTACCTATTACTCCTGAGTTTGGTGGGCAAATGCCTATAGAAAAATTTAGGGGTTCTACTCCTATGGGTAATATTACTGAAAGTTACAGACAAGCAGGTCAAAGTTTGCAAGGAAGTGTGCGTAGATTATTTGGTCAACAAACACCACAAGAAGCAACAGTACAAAAAACAGTAGAACAGGAAAAAGACATAAGAGAAGCTATATTAACTTTTCAAGCAAGTAATCCTGGTATAGATATGAATACTCCAGAGGCTTTAAAAAAACTAGCTAATCATGCTGTAACTATTAATCCTGACTTAAGAATGTTTAGTATTCAATTAACTCAAAGAGCAGACGCATTACAAAGCACATTAGCAGCTAAACAAAGAAAAGAAAACTTAGATACTAGATTAACTGAGTCTAGGATTACAAAAAACTTAGCTACTAGTTCTCCGCCAATAGAAAAAGGAATAAAACTTACAGCTACTCAAAGTATGTATGCTAAAGCCTTAAAAAAACCTGATGGCTCTCCGTATTACGATAAAGATAATCCTTTTCCTCTTTATGTAAGTGAGATAGATCAGTTTGCAGCAGAAACAATAGCAAAAAATATTGCTGACGATAAAAACGCAGCAAAAATAAATGAAATTCAATTAAGAATAGAAAAACAAAATAGTAAAGACCTAGCAGAAAGAGCAGCTAAAGTAAGTTTTTCTAAAAATTCAATATTTAAAACTAAATCATCAATTAATAAAATAGAACAAGCAGAAGAACTTGTAAAGAAAACTGCTCAACACATAGTGGGAACAACAGGGGCTGCTTCTTTTATTTTAAAAGATATACCATCAGTAAAAGTATTAGGTTTTGAGGGAAGTCCTAAAAAATTAGAAAACATAATAGATTCTATTAAAGCTCGTTTAGGTTTTGATGAAATAACAAAAATGAGAAAAGACTCTCCTACTGGCGGTGCTTTAGGACAAGTTACTGAAAGAGAATTAATGTTTTTACAATCAGTTGAAGCTAAACTAGACACTTCTTTAAATTCAGAAGATTTTTTACAAGTATTGCAAGAGGTAAAAAATAGTTATGCTAGGCTTTTACAAAACGAACAAGAAAATTTAAAATTATTACAAAACGGATATACGCAAAAACAAATTAATGAATTTACAATACAAAACTTAATGACATTGGGTGTAAAAGGAATTAATCCTCAAGCATCAGTTAATAGTAAACCTTCTTTAAAACCTATTTCAGAAATGACTGAAGAGGAAATTAAACAAGAGTTAGGACAACAATAATATGGCTACCAGAGAAGAAATGTTAAGAGAAGAATTAGCTAGAAGAGAAGCTCTTAAAGAAGAATTAGCTAGAAGAGAAGCTCTTAAAGAAGAATTAGCTAGAAGAGAAGCTCTTAAAGAAAAAACAGAGTCTGTGCAAAAACCAGTTGAAGAGTCTCAATCAACACCTGTTACAG